AAGATCCCAAATTGGCTGCTGCACTGAAAAAAAGCGCAGCTGGTCAAACTCTCAGTCCCGACGAACAAAAACTAGTGGCTGGGGCTGCATTGATGAAAGCAGAATCTCGTTTGCGTAGTGCTTATCGCATGCTAAAAGAAAGCGAAGTGCAACAGGCTCAGGTTGTGTTGGCAGCACAAGACATGGTAGACAAGATGCAGAGTATGTTGGAAGACGCCAGTGAAATGCAATTCAAAGAATTGCCAGCCTTGGTAGACTCTATTAAAAATCAAGTTGGTATTGATCAAGCCACACAATTCAACACCGACGCCACTGCTGCACTCACTGGGCTGGTGCAAAACTTACAAGGTGCCAAGCAGCAACTGGATCAAGCGTTGGGAGTGGTCACAGGTACTGCGGCGCCCAGCACCGCTGGCGCTGACTTAGGTGCCGAACTTGGTGCTGACATGGGAGCCGCAGCTGGTGCTGACATAGGAGCCGAAGCAGGTGCAGACCTGGGCGCAGATGTTGGTGATGAGCTTGACGCAGCAGCAGCCGCTGCTGGCGCAGAAGAACCAGCTGGCGCTCCAGGCGCTCTGGGCCGCGAACGCAGATAATGAGAATCGTTGAAGTTGATAACTTTGGTGCTCAAACTCCAGACCCTGAAAAACTACTGGGTCTGGTAGATTTTCTTTCAGGTCGAGCCACTGATACCAACAGCCAAAAACAAATTAGCCAGGACGCTTTTATATCAGTAGCACAAAGTCTCAATGTTCCAGTGAATCGGAGAAACATTGCTGATCTTGTTGGGCAGCCGCCGCTCAGTAATGTGCTGGAACCCTTGGCACCTGGTTCAAATGATCCTATTGTTTTCAAAGGCGGTGCTGAACAAACTGTTCAACCCAAAATGTCTGTGCCACAGGCACAACAAGTGGTCAGCAAAATGGCCAAATCAGCCATGAACCGCCCCATGTAATTTTTTGACCGTACTGGTTGACCAAAAATAGCTGATGTTGTATACTGACTGCTCAGGAGGCCAATATGAAACGTTTGATCACTGCATTGTTAATTTTGAGTTCTAGTGTTGCTTTTGCGCAACATCGCGGGCATCACCACCATCATAATTATCATAATCATCACAGGCACAGCGATGCCAGGTGGATTGCGCCCTTGATCATAGGAACTATAATTGGTCATGCTGTGTCCAATAATTCTGTGCAAGCCGCACCAATTGGCATGATTCCAGCGCCTATTGCAGTGATTCCACCCAGCGCCACGGCTGACTGTCTCAACCAATACGGAGTCACATGTTCGCATGTTCAATGTCCCTATCCCACCCAACACTATTTTGAGACCACTTACTATCAAAATCAGTTTGGGCAAATGATTCCTATCACAAGATTGGCAGGGTGCAGATAAATGGCCTATTCAAACAAAGTAATTGATCATTACGAAAACCCACGTAATGTGGGCAGCTTTGACAAAAACGATGACAGTGTGGGCACTGGCATGGTAGGTGCCCCGGCCTGCGGCGATGTAATGAAATTACAAATCAAGGTGCAAGACGGTATCATTACCGACGCAAAATTCAAAACCTATGGGTGTGGTTCAGCTATTGCGTCAAGTTCGCTGGTCACTGAATGGGTCAAAGGCAAATCGCTAGACGAAGCAGGATCGATCAAAAACAGTCAAATCGCTGAAGAACTTGCTCTTCCTCCTGTCAAGATTCATTGCTCAATACTGGCCGAAGATGCCATCAAAGCGGCTGTGGCCGATTATCGCAAACGGCATGATCTCTCTCACTGATGCTGCTAACAAAAAAATCAAAAAGTTACTGGCAGCCAATGGCTATGCTGGCATTAGACTTGGAGTCAAAACCACAGGGTGTTCGGGCCTGGCCTATGTTCTGGAATATGTCAAAGACTACAAACACGAGATTGGCGTGACCAACTACAGTCAAGATACCTTTGTGGTGCTGATTGGTGCCAAAGACGAAGTATACATGCGTGGCATGACGGTGGATTATGTGCGTCAAGGGCTCAACGAAGGATTTGAATTTCGAAATCCCAACGAACGTGACCGCTGTGGCTGCGGAGAAAGTTTTAGAGTTTAAGAGCAGTCATGTTACATGTGGCCATTGATGACCTCAAAATTGTTTGTTCTGTTAATGGGTTTATAACCAAAGAAGACAGAATTGACTATCTGAGAGAACTGGAAGACCTTGTGGTCAATCATTATCAAGGTCAACAAATTGTGTTTGAAGATCACGACGGCAATGATATCAATCGGCCGCAGTTTGTGTATTGGCTTGCACGATTGAGAACTGCTCTCAACATCGACGCTTCGCGCATTGTGTTTGCTACTCAAATACCGCCCGCAGGTCCATACCAGTGGGTACCTCGCAGAGATTTTTATCGAATCAGTGACTTAAACTATGATCAAATCAACAAAGATCTGTCACAGGCCAAATTTGTAGGTTGTCTCAATGGCAGTAGACAAACACCAGCAAGAATTAGGATGACCTATGAGCTTGGCAAAAATTTTTCAAGTGATGCATTTTTGACTTGTTGGAAACAAAATGTGTTATCTCAGTTGAAGCAGGCCAGTGAGCATTGGTTCACTGATGAAATCCAGTGGTTCCAAGACTATGTTTTTGACAATGATGTTGCCCATCTGCCTCATGGGGTTTTGGACATGTATGATGCTAGCTTACAATATCCAGCACTGTGGAACAAATTTAAAATTGAAGTTGTAGTTGAAACTGATGAGTACATGCACAACCGTCTCACAGACAAAGTGGCCAAACCACTGGTGTCAGGCAAGCCTTTTTTGCTGCTGTGTGGTCAACATTCGATCAAGCATCTGCGTGATCTAGGGTTTGTAACATTTACAGATTTTATAGATGAGAGCTATGACCAGTGTGTACTGCCAGCACAACGAATTAAAAAAATCATAGCTTCGTTACAACAATTGTATCAAGCACCTAATCGTGATCACATCATTGATCAGATGTATGATCACGCCAAACAAAACATCAAAACTTATCACCAGGTTGTTGAATACATGACTGCGCAAGGTGTGCACACTGGATTTCCAACGGTGATAACACCCAATTAAACACTGTGTACAATCCTAAATTTAATTATCAACCCATTCCCAGAGTGGTAGTTGAGGGCAAAAGATTTTATGCCACTCCTGATGGCAAAAAATTGCCCAGTGTCACAACAATACTTGACAAAACCAAAAGCGAAGCAAGCAAGCAGGCCCTAAATCAATGGCGTGCCAGGGTGGGAACAGAACGTGCGCAACAGATAACCACCGAAGCTGCCAACCGCGGCACACGCATGCACACTTATCTGGAAAAGTACATCAGAGAAGGTGCTATTCCACCCAAAGGCTCAAACCCATTTTCGTGGCCCAGTTACATCATGGCCGAAACTGTGATCAAACAAGGCTTGGTCAATGTGCAAGAATTTTGGGGCATTGAAGTTCCACTGTATTTTCCCAATGTGTATGCAGGCACCACAGACGGCGCGGGCATACACCTTAACGAAGAAAGTATTCTAGATTATAAACAAACCAACAAACCCAAGCGCAGAGAATGGATTGAAGACTATTTCATGCAACTGTGCGCCTATGCCGAAGCTCACAACGAACTACATGGCACCCGCATCAAAAAAGGCGTAGTTTTGATGTGCGTCAAGCCCGACTTGGACGCCAATCACAACATTGTGGGGCAACCACAATACCAAGAATTTGTGTTGGAAGGCGCAGAATTTGAACACTATCGTACACTTTGGTGGAAAAAGGTTGAGCAGTACTACTTGCTAAATATGTGATAGATCAAGGATCATCACTGTGGCAATAGTACAAGTATCAAGAATCACTCAACGCAAAGGTCTTGAACAAGACCTGCCCCAGCCGCTGGCCGGCGCTGAATTTGGCTGGGCCTTAGACCAACGTCGATTGTTCATTGGTAATGGCACCATCGAAGACGGAGCACCTGTGGTGGGCAACACCGAAGTGCTCACTGAGTTTTCTGACCTGTTGAGCTATAGCACAGCCTACACTTACAAAGGTGAAGCAGCTGGCTACACTGTGCAGACTGGAGCTACTTCGGGTGATCCAGTCAGTCAAAGTTTACAAAGTAGATTGGACAGTTATGCCATTACTACTGATTTTGGGGCAGTGGGTGACGGTAGCACAGATGTCACTGCTGCTATCAATCGGGCTCTGTTTCAATTGTATTGTGTGCAAAACAATACACAGATCCGTCGCAGTTTGTTTTTTCCTGCTGGTACCTATATTATCACTGACACATTGTTGATTCCGCCCTGGGCTCAACTCTATGGTGAAGGGTCGGATTCCACAATTATATTGTTCACTGTGCAGACCTGGGCCACCAACACAGCATATGCAGTAGGCGTACTGGTCAAAGACTCAGGCAGTTACTACAGATCCATAGCGGCTGTGCCAGCCACTGGCATTTTATTGAACAATACCAGTTATTGGCAACCAACCACTCTGCCAGATTTAGTGGCAAGAACTTCAGACAGCTTGCAACAAACTGATGTAAACATTGGTGTAGGCGGTGCCGCACCACCGCAACATGTGTCCATTGCCAACATGGCTTTCAAAACAACAGAAACTGGCAGTCACAATGTTTTCTTAGTTGAAAAAGCCAAAACTGTGAGGTGCAGCAATGTTACTTTTGCTGGCGACTTGACCACACTGGATTTACAAGATGCAGTGGACGATCTCAGCGGCCTAGTGTTTAGTTCAACCACGGCCTTGCCCTGCACTGACATTGTGTTTGACAACTGCACCTTCTCAGGCATGACCTATGGTGTGAACACTGCACAGCAAACCGCAGGAGTTGTGATCAGCAACGGACGTTTCGATACGCTGTATCAAGGTGCGCTAATTGGCGGTGCAGTGGTAGTGGATGGTGGTCCAACCGGGTTCAAGATCTTGCACAATGTATTTGACAACATCTACAACGAAGGTGTGATTATTCAAGGATGCAGTCTCAATGCCACAGGATACAACACATTCTATGATGTAGGTAACCATTTCAATGGCTCAACCTTGCCAGCCACAGCAGTGATCAGCATTGATGCCAACAACAACATTTCAGTTGGTGACTTGTTCGAACGCAACGACAGCCAAAGTGTAACCTA